CATGCTAGAATACCACCATCTAACTTTTTAAAATAATCATCTACAAATTTGTCATTAAGTCTGTAATCATCTGGGTTTAATATGTCTGATTGATGAGCATATGCTTCAGTGTGATAAGGAAGATTATGTTTAAATCGTGTTTGTCTTTCTCTTTGATTATGCCATACACCATCATAGGTATTGTGATCGTGTAAGTTTAATGCTATTGAAAATATTTTGGTTTTGCTCATTATGCTCCTTCTATAAAAGTTGTTGTAATTGTTCCAATTTTTTTTCTGTAAAATGTTGTTTCTCTTTTTTTTTCAATTTTATCATTACCACAAACATGCCAACAGCCTGTCGGCCCCTTATTATTCTCTAACTTATTTGCAAATTCTAGCCATTCATTTGATGATAATATTTTTTCTATACTATTCACATCATCTATCTTACTTACCTTCAAAATTTTTTTGATTTCTGGACTAGCTAGTACTGATGGCTGATCGCAATAACAACAAGGTAGTAAATAACCTCTATTTGTAACAGCCGCTGAAATACTACCATCACCCACGTTTAAACTTGTGTCCCCAAAACATTTTGGTATAAGTTTTTTCATTATACCTATATTTGGGGTAAAACTCAATTCTGGATTTGTTGGTCTGTATGAATCCTTGTTACTCCACCACCTTGATGATTGTACTTCTATAAATCCTAATCCATTATCAAATGCCATTTGTTTTGCTTGTTCTACATGATTTTCATTATATCTAAAAATAATATATTGCCAAATAGGTTTTTTCTTTAAATATTTTTTTGCTTCTATCATAATATCAAAGAGTTTTTTACCATCTTGGTTAATACGATACACATGACTTTCGTTTGGTAAACCATCTATTCCAAATACCCAACGAGCTTTAGGATTTGATTTAAATGCTTTTATGTACCAATCTTTAGATTTTGCTGATGAGGCATTACGTACAGAGCATTTTATATTGTTGTCTAAAAGTAACTTCAAAATTTCTATAAATTTAGGATGATGTACAGGATCAGAAAGTTGGCCACAAAAATTTAAGTCATTGTAGAAAGATATAATCTTTTTCATTTGACTTATAGAAATATCTATTCCAGGTACTTTTTTACCATATCTTCTATAATATTTCCAACGCTGACATCTAGGACAATCTAAAGGACATCTATGTGTAATATCAATGTTTAAAGCTCGTCTAGTGAAGAAATTATTTTTACTCTTTTTACTCATTTAATATACTCGCATATTTCTTTAAAGGAAAATGTCCTTTAGGGTTAACATATTCCATACAACCTTTACAATATTTATCATATTTAAATAATCTGAAATTCATCATCTTGTCAATGTTCTCCTGAGTAATTTCAAAATTTTTAGATAGTTCTGTATTGTTAGCAAACTTTTTACTACAATGGACAATATGTTTTTTCTCAAAATCTATAACTGGCACCATTGGAAAGGCTGCACACATTTTTCGGTCTATTTCAGCCGCTTGTGTATGTACTTCGGTAACATCACCTTTTGTAGGTGTTCTACCATTGAATGCTTTAAACATTGTATTTTTATGTTTTAATTTTTTTAAATCTTCTGGAAACTTATCCTTATATTTAAAAAAGTTTGGTGTCTTAACAACTACATTATAGTTGTTATAATTGTTTTCTGGTACATAATCAAAACTACCTAATTTTTCAATTCTGTCCTCATACCAATCTAAAATGTTATGTTCTACATACAATATATTAGGATCTTTTAATATATGTGGATATCTTCTTCTAACAAATGAGTTTGATAATACTGAACAAACAAAATTAGGATATTTTTTTATTTCGTTTATAACATCATCTAAATTTTTTATAAGACCTGGCTCACCACCTAATAAACAAATACGCATTTTATATTTTGACAAATAGTTTAAACATTTTTTTAAAAAGTCCATATCAACAGTTAAGTTTCTCATTTCTAAAGTATAACTGGTACAATAATGACAATTCTTATTACAGGACATAGACATAAAAAAATCTATGGCTAAATAATTTTCTTGTATTTCTTGTAGTGTTTTCATTTTATATTATTGTAAAAGAATTTATTAAATGCAATTAACAATTTCTTTTTAGGTTTTTCTTTAAATGTTGTTGGTTCAAAAACATACTCTTTTGTTTGGTATGCTTTTTCAACTATGTATTCGTAAATATCTTCTATTGGTTCACTAGTTAATGACTTGTCTAAAACTAAATCATCGCCTAATATTATTTGGAATTTTTTACATAGTTCTATAAGTCTTTTTGAAACTTTGTCTGTTATATCAACCATATTGTCTTTATTATCAATATAACAAAACTTATCTATAGATGGATTTACAATTATCTCATTCATACTGTCATCATAATTATATCGCATATGTTATCAACTTCTTCATCTGTTACGTATGGGTGGATTGGTAAAGATAAAATAGTTTCAGTTACCTTTTTACAATTTACGCAATTATCTTTTCTATGTATTATTGATTTATACATTTCATTTTCAGATATAGGTTTACTGTAATGAACATCTGCTTTTAATCTTTCTTTTAATAAATCTCTTGTTTTTTTGTCTTTTAATCTTATAACATATTTGTGATAGTTATGATTAAGGCCGTTCGTTCTTGGTTGTATAATCACAGGCAATTGGTTTAAATTGTCATCATATCTTACTGCAACAACCAGTCTTCTATCTTGCCATTGCTCCATTTTTTTTAATCTAAAGTTTATAAACTCAGCATTGAATAATAACATTTTAGAATTATATCCTAACACTTCATTGTTTCCGTGTCTTCTTAATTTTCTTACTAAATTTGCTTGTTCTTTATTGTCTGTTAAAAAAGCACCACCGCCTGCAATACCAGCTACAGGTTTATTTGCATTGAAACTTATAGCGCTTACGTCTCCAATTGTACCTGCCTTAATACCATTAAAACTAGAACCTAATGATTGACAAGCGTCCTCTATAAATGCAATATTATTGTAAATGCAAAATTCTAATATCTCAAATGTCTCCGACATACTTCCAAACAAGTGTGGATATATAATTGCTTTTACTTTTGGAGACCACATTTTTTTAATACTCTCTAAAGACATATGGTAAGTATCTGGATCAATATCACAAAATACAGGTGTTGCACCTACCATAGTGATACAAGAAGCAGTTGATATCCAGGAGAAGTTAGTTGTTAATACTTCATCACCAGGTTTAATTCCTATACCATCTTTAATACCTAAACTAATTAAAGCAAAATGTAATGCGTCTGTTCCACTACCTACAGCAACAGCATATTTTCTATCGGTTACTCCATACAATGATTCTAAAATACTTTTTTCTAAAAACTCTACATTCTTTTCTTGTTCTTTTTGCATAATATTATCAAAAAGTTTTAAGTATTCTTCTTTGTTTTCTAAATATTCTCTACTCCAACCTGTATAATCTATCATATATAAACTCCTATTTTGTTTAACCCTTTGCTATATCCTAATCGGTCAAATATAAATTGTGCTATTTGTTCTTGTCCCTTTGCGTTTGGGTGAGGTTCAATTTTGGAAATTTTATACTGTTCTGTGACTACAGTTTCTTGTACATCAAAACCATCTAACATATCAATCATAGGCCAACCAATAAAGTTATTATTAATTTTATTGTAATAAAGGTTGTTGTGTATTTGTTTTGTTAAACGTTTTTTGTTTCCTTCTTTCCATTCCAATTCTTCTTTAGTTAATAATCCATTTGAGTTTAATTCTTCTATATCTTTAAGTGAATCGTGTGCTAGTAAAGATTTTTGTCTTTTATTTCTTATTTGTTCCCATAACCAACCTTTATATAAATTTATCATTTGGACTTGTCTATATGTTACTCCAAGATTTTCACAAATATTTTGAAAAGCATAATAATATCTTATACTTCTATCTATCCAATATTCAATACCACCTCTTAAATCGTTGCGATCATTATTCCAATGGGATCTCAAGAAAGTAGATTTATAATTACTAGGAAATTGTAAATCTATAAAGTCACGTCTAGGCGCTGTTGACCAAGCAGGAATAACTAATCCTATATCGTTTATATTGAGGGTTTGTACTGTATCTACTAGTGAACTGTAAATGTATTCTTGTCCTGCACCAGACTTGGATAGATTGATACATTTCATATCTAATTTTTTTGCTAATAATTCAGGCCACTTTGGCCAAGAACAATCCATATCTGGATGTAAATGAGATGTCCATTGAACGTCTGAATAACTACAACCACTTATTAATAATATTTTATCCATAATATAAAATTATCTATCCTATTATATTTTTAGCTTCTACCCCACCAGTTTTACCATAATGAGTTTCTATTTTTAATTTATCTTTATCTTCTCTTAATCTGCAATGATGTTTACAACAATGTAATATTTTATCCATATTTCGTTCCCTTAAATTTTTTTCAAATTCTTGCCATTCTTTTGAAAATACTATCTGTTCTATATCTTCTACTTCATTTATTTTACTTACTTTTAATAACTCTTTCATTATAGGGTGATTTAGGGTATTGGCGTTATCTAACCAACAACACGGTATTAAATGTCCTCTATTACTTACAGCTGCTTGTTGAGATTTTGCTTTATTCTTAAACATACATCTAGGCATTAATTTTATTGGTCCTTTAGGAGTTAGATAGTTTGATGTTACACCTGCCTTAGGATTATTTTTTCTCATCTTTTTGTATCTAATCTATATTTTTGTGATTTTGGTATTAAAGGATCGTCTTTACTTGACCACCTTGATGATTGTACTTCTATAAATCCTAATCCATTATCAAATGCCATTTGTTTAGCTTTCTCTACATTATGTTCATTGTAACTGAAGATTATAAATTGCCAAGAAGGTGTAAGATGTAAATGTTTTTTAGCTTCTAATAATATTTGAAACATCTTTGGACCGTCCTGATTTATTCTATACTTATGACTTTCTTCTGGTAAACCATCAATTGCAAAAATCCATTTAGTGTTTTCTGGATAAGCTTTAAATGCTTCTATGTACCATTTTATAGATTTAAATGTAGAGGCATTATGTATGCTGGTTGTACAATCATACCTACGTAAAATTTTTAACATTTCTATAAATTTAGGATGATGTACAGGATCAGAAAGTTGGCCACAGAAATTAAACTGGTGATAATATTTAGCTAATTTTTCAATATCTGATAAATCTAAATCATAACCGTGAACTTTTTTTCCGTGATTTAAAAATTCAGTTTGTCTTTGACAGCTAGGACACTCAAGCGGACACCTGTGTGTTATATCTATATTAATACCTTTTGGGCGTTTATAAAACCAAAAGTTTTTATATTCTCTACCTTTTTCAGTATCGTTCCAGTCTGCTTCTTCAACTTCCCAATTTTTTTGTGTTTTCCATTCTCCCATTATTTTCCGCAACTGGCGCCGTTTTTCCTCTTTCATAATTCCCCAATTTGGGAATAAAGCTTTCATAAACTACTGAACCTTGTTTTAAAGTATGTCATTTATTGCCTTTATAATTACTTCTACATTTGGTTTATTAACAGGATCAGTAAGACAGGTAGCAGGCCTTTTATAGTAAACAGGTCCACCGTCCTTTATATTATGATCTCTTAAATATATAAATTTCTTACCAAAGTATTTACATTCTTGCATTATTCTTGGTGCAGGATCAAAGTTAGGTTTTGTATAGACATATGTTTCAAATAAACCTAACAAATTTTTTATAGGTACAAAGACATTGTTGTAATCAGGATTAATAAATTTATCCTTGTAAGTAATAATGCCGTGTGATTGATACAACATATAATTATGACTTATTACATCTTCAACTTCTTTATAGTATATTTCGTTTGTTCCTAAAAATAAATGTTTAAATTGAATATCTGGTTTTGGAAGTTTGTAGATACTAAAGTTTATTATTTTTTCAAAATGTTTACCAACACCATTTGGATAGACTTCATAATCGCATAAGTCATAAACTTTTTTAGGTTTAAAAAATTCTAATGCTAATGGATAATCTCTTGGGTGATTTTCTGAATAAACAGATATTAAATGACCGCCGAATAATAAATGTAAAGTTAATTGTGTATCTTTATCGTAATCTTTAATACTCCTATATGCTAGACTTAACATACTTCTACCCATAATTAAAGTTATCTCATCTGCTGATGGTGTATAATCATTAAATATAATATTTTCAAACTTTATATAAGAATCATTTATGGCGTCAATATAATCCTGATCTGTATATTTGTGATTTGTAATAATAATTAGTTGACTTTTTATACCTATAGAATTAAGAAAACAACAATGTTCATAACTATAATGTAATAGCCCATCTCCAGGCTTGGCAGTACATACTATATTCACTATTTTCATTTAATTTAACCTATCTTTATTATATCACATCCTTAATTTAAGTCAATACTTTGTGCTATTATTTATGACCATTTAAGCACGGTATAAATGCTCCTAAGTCAGTATAGTATGTATAAATAGTATTATGGCCGCTACTGCAAATTTAGTAATAGAACAAGGAACGTCATTTAGCTCGGGAATAACGGTTAAAGGATCAGATGGAACTCCGTTTGATTTAACTGGTTATACTGCGACAGCAAATATGGCAAAAGGATTTACTTCTACGAATACTAGACAGGCCTTGACTGTGGAGTTTAATACTGATAGAACTACAGGAATTGTAAATCTATCTTTAACACCTGCACAAACTACAGCTTTAGACGCACCTTCAAGGTACGTTTATGATTGTGATATTACGGCAAGTGGCGGAACAGTTACAAGAGTTATTGAAGGTCTTATAACTGTAAAACCGAATGTATAACTAAATGAAGTTAAATAAGGAGAAAACAAAATGAGTAGTGAATTGAACTCAAAAAAAACTGAAGCAACTGGTAACCAAGAGCAAACATTTAATATTGATGGAAAAGATTATAAAAGAAGTGATCTGTCAGTAAGATGTATAAACTCTATTATTATCAGACAAGATTTGCAAGCTACAAGAGTCAAACTATCTTTAGAGTTAGAAAAAGTTAATATTCTACAAAAGCATTATGATGACATAATTGCAGTAGAATTAAATCTTCCGCCAAAAAATAAGATTGAGGCGCCGAAAGATACTAGCAATAAAGAAGCGGCAAAAGTGTAGTTAGTAAGCCTTTTTATATTACCTTGTAATTATAAATATATAAATATAGTATAACAAAATTAAGGTAAATATGGCTATAACCGCAACAATTAATACGACTACATCAGGACCAAATGCTGTTTCTGTTACGGTACCGTCTGCAACATCCTTGGCACAAAGTCTAAGTTCGTTGTCAGACATAGACCTATCAGTATTAAGTGACGGTTCTATATTACAATATAATGCAAATAATTCAAAATGGAAGAGTACAAATGATTTGTTAACTGAAAATGGTAGATTATTACTGAACGGTGGCACATTTTAGATAAAAGCTATTAAAGAGGGAGATATAAATGGCGACAATTATTAAAATAAAAAGAACCACGACAGGTAATGCACCTAGTGGACTGGAGCAAGGGGAGTTAGCATATGTTTACGATACTTCGGCTACAGACAATGGTGCTGGAGGTAATGGGTATAGATTATTCATAGGTGATCCAGCATCTACATCAAATTCTGCAATAGAAATTGCAGGTAAATATTTTACACAACTTTTAGACCACACACACGGAACGCTAACAGCGTCTTCGGGTATAGTAGTAGATTCAAATAAAGCAATTGATGAATTGTTTATTGGAAATAGTGCTACAGTCGGTGGTACAATTAAATTTAACGAAGGCACAAATAATGGTGCCCATTTCATAGCACTTAAATCTCCCAATAGTGTTGCGGCTAGCGTTACATTTACATTACCAGCAACTGATGGATCAGATGGTCACGTATTACAAACTGATGGATCAGGTGAATTATCATTTGCAGCTCCAGCGTCAAGTTCATTTACACTTGCTGCTGATAGTGGTTCAAGTGATACATTTTCGACAGGTCAAACATTAACAATTGCTGGTGGTACTGGTATTGATACAACTGTATCAGACAACAATATTTCAGTTGCTATAGACGCAACAGTTGCTACATTAACTGGTTCTCAAACACTAACAAACAAAACATTAACAAGTCCAACAATCAATACTGGTACTATTAGTTTAGGTGCAAACCTAACTATGGGTGCATATAGTTTAGTTTTTGAAGGTTCAACAGCGGACGCATATGAAACAACATTAACAGTTACAGATCCAACTGCTGATAGAACAATTACTTTACCAAATGCAACAGACACATTAGTAGGTCTTGCAACAACAGATACACTAACAAACAAAACATTAACAAGTGCTGTATTAAACACAGGCGTTAGTGGTTCAGCAATCAAAGATGAAGACGATTTAACTTCCGATTCTGCTACACATTTAGCAACTCAACAATCAATCAAAGCATATGTTGACGCACAGGTTACAGCACAAGATTTAGATTTTCAAGGTGACTCTGGTGGTGCTCTTTCAATTGATTTAGATAGTGAAACATTAACAATCGCTGGTGGTACTGGATTAGATTCAGTTGGTTCTGGAAATTCAATAACATTAAACATAGACGCAACAGTTGCTACTCTTACAGGTTCACAAACTTTAACAAACAAAACAATTGATAGTGCTAGTAATACATTAACATTAGATTTAGGTGAAGGTACTTTAACTGGTACAACTGCTGAATTTAATAGTGCATTACAAGATGGTTCTTTTACTACATTAGCAGGAACTGAAACACTAACAAACAAAACTCTTACTGCACCTAAAATTGCTGACGATGGATTTATCGCTGACGCAAGTGGTAATGAGCAAATTCTTTTCCAAACAACAGCAGCTGCTGTTAATTATTTAGAAGTTACTAACTCAGCTGCAGGCAATGGCTTTAAAGTCGGAACTGCAGGCGGTGATACAAACATTGATTTAATACTTGATCCTAAAGGTTCTGGTGTTGTTGATGTTAATTCAAGTAGAATTACAAACGTTACTGATCCATCAGGTGCCCAAGACGCAGCTACAAAAGCTTATGTTGACGCAACTGCAAACGGATTAGATGTAAAAGATTCTGCAAAACTTGCTACAACAGCTGCATTATCTGCTTGTACATACAATAACGGTAATGGTACTTTAACTGCTGACGCCAATGGCGCTTTATCACTTGATGGTGTTGCCGTAGCAGTAAATGATAGAATATTAGTTAAAAATCAAGCCTCAGCGGTACAAAATGGTCTTTACAAAGTAACAGCAACAGGTAGTGGAGGTGCGGCTTTCGTACTTACAAGAACTCCTGACGCTGACGCAGCTTCAGAAATTACAGGCGGCGCTTTCGTATTCGTTGAATCAGGTACTGCAAATGCTGACAATGGTTATGTATTCACACACGATGGTACTCCAACATTAGGTTCAACTAATATTACAGTTTCACAATTCTCTGGTGCTGGTCAAATTAGTGCTGGTGACGCATTAACAAAAACTGGTAACACTTTAGATGTTGCTGTTGATGATAGTACGTTAGAGATAACAGGTGACGCTGTACAGATTAAAACAACCTATCCTGGTCAAACATCAATTACAACATTAGGAACTATTGCAACTGGTACTTGGAATGGTACAGCAATTGGTAATATATATGGTGGTACAGGACAAACAACATACACTACTGGTGATATGTTATATGCAAGTGGTTCAAACACTCTTGCTAAATTGGCATTAGGTGCTAATGGTAAATTGTTACAGTCAAACGGTAGTAATATAGTATATGGCGATGTAGATGGTGGAACTTACTAATCGTCAAATTAATTAATAAGTTAGGTTTATAGAGATGGCGACAGTTATAAAATTAAAAACAGGTACAAGTACACCTACGACAGGTGATATTACGGCTCGTGAGGTTGCAATTGATACTTCAGCACAAAAATTTTATATTAATGACAGTGGAACGATTAAAGAAATAGGTGGTGCTGCTACTTCTACTTTAACTACTTTATCAGATGTAGATATTTCAAGTGCTAAAGCGACCCAACATATGTATTATGATGGTTCTGAATGGGTAAATGATTTTGATTTTAATATTGGTAAAAGAATTCCCTTTACAAAAGCAGATGGCACAGCACAGACTTTAGCTTTTGTCAATAGTAAAGATATGACTACTGTTAATGGATTTTTAGATCATACAGTAGTACAATCTTATTATGTTCCATTTGTTAATGCAAGTGAGCAAACAGTAACAACATTACGGCCAGGACAACACGCTGTAGTATTGGAAACAGGATAATAATATATGGCAAGTAAAACACCAATAAAGGCAACCTTTTCAGGATCAGATGTATCAGGTCTTGCTGAATACACTGCTTCAGATTTTATATCTTTAGCAGATGGAGGTCTAGGTGCTTCCTTAACAATTGGATCTGCAGGACAAGTATTAAAAGTAAACACTGGTGCTAGTGCTTTAGAATTTGGTAGTGTAGAAGCTATCGTAAATATAGACGGTGCAACAGATTTAGAAAGTGCTACATTAGCAGTAGGCGATAAGATATTATTATCTGATGGTGGTACTGAAGGTAGAGTATTACTATCTCAACTAGATACTTTATTTTCTGGTACATCAAAAACTCTTACAAACAAAACTATCAATAGTAATGCAAATACTTTACATATTGATTTAGATGATTTAGGTACATTTACAGGTTCATTAGCTGAATTTAACGCAGGATTACAAGGAGATAGTTTTGTTTCATTAACAGGAACAGAAACATTAACAAATAAAACATTAACAAGTGCTGTTTTAAATACAGGAGTTTCAGGCTCTGCTGTATTAGATGAAGATAATTTTGCTTCTAACTCAGCAACCAAATTAGCAACACAACAATCCATTAAAGCATATGTAGATTCACAGGCTCATTTATCATTAATTGATGAAGATGATATGTCTTCAGACAGTGCTACAAGGCCACCTTCACAACAAAGTGTTAAGGCTTATGTGGATGCTCAGGAACACGCTGTAACTGCTACAAGTACAACAACATTTACAAACAAAACATTAACAAGTCCTGTTTTAAATACAGGCGTTTCAGGAAGTGCTATATTAGATGAAGACGCTATGGGTTCAAATAGTGCAACCCAATTAGCAACACAACAAAGTATTAAAGCTTATGTGGATGCTCAATTAACTGCTTCTGATTTAGACTTTCAAGGTGATAGCGGTGGTGCTCTTTCAATTGATTTAGATAGTGAAACTTTAGATATTGCTGGTGGTACTGGTATTGATACAGTTGGTTCTAGTAATACATTAACAGTAGCGATTGATTCAACTGTCGCAACTCTAACAGGAACACAGACACTAACAAACAAAACTCTTACATCTCCAACTATAACTGGAACTGCTGTTATGGCAACTTTGGATATTTCTGGTGATGTTGATGTAGATGGTACTTTAGAGGCCGATGCAATTACAGTAGACGGAACAACACTAGAAGCGTATGCCCGAGGTCGTGTATCCGTAACAGATGCTGGCGGAGATGGTTCTGCTGCATACAATAGTTCAACTGGTGTTATAACTTATACTGGTCCCAGCGCTTCAGAAGTTAGAGCTCATTTAAGTGCTGGTACAGGTATTGGATATTCCGGGGGTGAAATATCTATTGGACAAGCAGTTGCTACAACTGATGATGTAACATTTGGAGATTTAACAGTATCAGGAGATTTAATAGTTTCGGGTGATACTACCACAGTTAATACCGCAACATTGTCCGTAGAGGACCCGTTAATGATATTGGCGTCTGGTAATGATTCAGCCGATGCAGTTGATATTGGTTTATATGGATTATATGACACAAGTGGTTCACAGGATTTATATTCAGGACTGTTTAGAGATGCTAATGATTCAGGCAAATGGAAATTATTTAAAGACCTTCAAGCGGCACCAACAACTACTGTAAATACGTCTGGTACAGGATATGCAGTTG